GCGAGTGTGACGCCAACTGTTGACGGTCAGTACGGCGGGCCAGATCGTTGGGGCTATTGGCTTTCTCAGGCCAGTAAGTTTTCTGTCCAACAGTCAACGGTCGCGCCGACTGGTTTCTCCAACTCGGTGCTGGTTACTTCACTGTCGTCTTACGCTGTTACGGGCAACGACTATTTTGGGGTCATCCAAAAAATTGAGGGCTTTAACTTTGCAGACCTGATGTGGGGGACTGCAAACGCGCAGACCATTACCGTGTCTTTCTGGGTGAGAAGCTCTCTAACGGGCACTTTCGGCGGCGCAATGACAAACAATGCGTTCAACCGTTCATACCCGTTTAGCTACACCATCAGCGCCGCAAACACCTGGGAACAAAAGACGGTCACGATTGCTGGTGATACAACCGGAACTTGGGTTGGGTCAACAAATGGCGTCGGAACCATTCTTCAGTTTTCTCTAGGGGCCGTGTCTGGCCGTCTGGGAACTGCTGGCGCTTGGGCGGCCAACTGGTTTGTTGGCTCGACAGGCGCAACCTCTGTAGTCGGCACCAACGGAGCCACCTTCTACATCACCGGCGTCCAGCTTGAAGCAGGCACTGTCGCCTCCCCGTTTGAGCGCATAGATTATGGGCGCCAGTTAATTCAGTGCCAACGATACTGCGAAGTGCTTCGACCAACTGGCGTGACAACGTATGCACAACTTGCCATTGGTCAGAATGAGGCTTCAACCAGCGGCACTGTTGGATATTTCTATCAGGTTGCAAAACGAGCGCAACCTACCGTGACTTACGACACAGCGTCTAAGTACGCAGTTACTGGGAGTGGTGGCAGCGCCATTGCCCTAACCTCAATTTCCACTGCTCGGGCAGACACAACTTCTTTGGCTATTGGTTTTGGTGTTGCGTCTGGTCTAACCGCAGGCAACGCCACGCGCCTGCTGGACAATAACACTAGCTATCCAGTGACCATTATTTCTGCGGAGCTTTGATCATGTACCAACTTCAACCTGACACACCGCTGGGCGCAGCGCAGTGCATCAAGCGCCTCGCAGACAACGCGTTCGTCCCCTTCGACCCCGCCAACACCGATGCCCAGCAATTTGCAAAGTGGCTTCAGGCTGGCAACAAGCCAGAGCCAGCCGAAGAGGGTGGCGTGGTGACTGACGAGTGGGTCGCAGAGACAATCGCCAAACTGCTTCCATGATCCGCAGCGCCCATCATTACAGCCGCTACCAGCGATTCATAGGCTCCCTGCGTGGGCAGTCTGTGGATGGCTATGCCGAGGTGCATCACATTGTGCCCCGCAGCCTTGGCGGCTCTGATGATGCGGATAACCTGATTAAGCTCACTGCAAGGCAGCACTACATCGCACATTGGATGTTGGCTCGTGCGCTGGGTGGCTCTGCTTCTCGTGCGTTCTTCATGATGAGCAACTTTGGCAAGTACGGGCAGGTCAATTCAACGACCTATCAGATTGCTCGGCAAGAGTACGCCCTGCTTGTTCGAGATCAGATGCGCGGAAAAGTGATGCCACCCGTTTCTTTGGAAACCAGAGAGAAGCAGCGCCAAGCCAAGCTAGGCCGCAAGCTCACACCTCAACACATTGAAAATGTGCGCCTTGCCATGACGGGCAGGAAGATGGGCGAAGTGTTTGCCAAGCGCGTATCAGAAGCCAAGCGCGGTAAAAGCAACGGTCGCCTGGGCCACTCTGTGTCAGAAGCAACCAAGAAGCGGATTGGCGATGCACAGCGAGGCATACTTAATCACATGGCTGGCAGGAAACATTCCCCTGAAACCCGAGAGAAAATGAGGCTTGCACACATGAAACGAAAACAGAACCAGCAGTACCTCGCGTGGGTCGCTGAAGGCAACGAACCGCTGCCAGCCGAGGAGTAAAACATGGATGATGAGATCGACCTCGTAAAGTACGGCGTTCTCTGGGAGCGCGTCCAGCAGATGGACAAGAAGATCGACAAGATGGAGCGGCAGATCGAGCAACTGCTCGAACTTGCCAATAAGTCCAAGGGCGGGCTATGGGCCGGCATGGCCATCGCTTCGGCCATCGGCGGCGCAGTCACTTGGGTAGTGAGCCACTTCAAAGGGGGCTAGATCATGATCGTTGACCTGCTGCTAGACCCTGACAAGGCCCTGGATGCGGTCAACAAGGCGGTATCCCTAGTCAAGAAGGCCAGCAAGACCGCACAGAACGTCGAGTCTCTAGCGCCGCTGCTGGGCCGCTACTTCGACGCCAAGGCCAACGCCATCGCCACGATGGAAAAAGCCAAGGCTGGCGGCTTTGGCGGCTCCAGCATGGGCAAAGCTCTTGAGCTAGAGATGGCTATCGAAAGCCAGCGCCAGTTTGAGGAAGACCTAAAGGGCTTGTTCTTCTCCTCCAACAAAATGGATGTCTGGCAAAAAATTAAAGCCAGGGCCACCATGATGGAAGCTGATGCGGCCAAGGCTGCTGCTGCTGAAAAGCGTGCTGCTGCTGCCAAGAAGAAGCAAGAACAAGAGGCAATCGAGATCGTGCTCGGCGTGAGTGCCGCTGTGGTGCTGGTCGGCGGTCTGCTGTGGCTGGCCTATGAGCTGGTCAGCCACTGCTCGAAAGTCGGGTGTGGCTAAGGACTACCTCAAGGAAGCGCGTGAGGGCTTTGAGAAGTGGATGAAGCTGTGCGCTTGCGCTTGGGTGCTGTGGATTGTGTTGGACATTCTGCCCCACCTGCCTGACGAGCTCGGCAAGAGGGTTGCAGACAAGCTGCTCGGAATTGTTGGTTTGTAACAGAAGGAGATCCCATGCTGACATTGCTATCCACCCTGCTGTCCTTCCTCATGGGTGGACTGCCAAAGCTGCTGGAGTTTTTTCAGGATCGTGCTGACAAGAAGCATGAGCTGGAGCTGGCGCGTATGCAGACCGAGCGCGAGCTGCAGATGCTGGAGCGCGGCTATGTGGCCCAGGCCAAGCTGGAGGAAATCAAGCTGGAGGAGCTGAAGGTACAGACCGACGCTGACAAGTACGCCGCCGACGCCCAGACCAAGGGTGCGGTCATCGACGCTCAAAAGGCCGAGATGGAGGCGCTCTACAAGCACGATGAGGCCATCGGTGAGGGCGCAGCGCAGTGGGTGATCAACCTGCGAGCCGGCACCCGCTCGCTGATCACCATGGGATTCTTCCTGCTGCTGTGCTTCATTGACCTGGGCCTGATCGTGTACGCCTTCAATCACCAGGTCGAGTTCCCTGTGCTGGCCGATATGTTGTGGGACAGCAACACCGCCGCCCTGTTTGCTTCGATCATCGCCTTCCACTTCGGTGGACGCGCCTTTGGGAAATGATCAGCGACAAGGCGCTGAAGATGATCAAGCACCACGAAGGGGTGCGGGTTAACCCTTACCGCTGCCCGGCCAGGCTGTGGACTGTGGGCGTGGGGCATGTGATTGATCCGGCCCATATCAAGGTGCCCTTTGACCAGCGCCTGGAACTCGGCATCCCCACCGGCTGGGGCAGAACCCTCACCATGGAGGAAGTCGATGCGATCCTGGCAAAAGATCTTGAGCGATTTGAGGCTGGTGTGGCTCGACTGTGTCCTGCTGCTGTTGATCGCCAGGGCCATCTGGACGCACTGGTGTCTTTTTCCTTTAACGTAGGTCTCGGAAACTTGCAACGGTCAAGCATCCGTATGAAGTACAACAGGGGCGATTACCAAGGGGCTGCTGATGGTTTCCTTGATTGGACTAAGGCCGCAGGCAAAGTGCTGCAAGGCTTAGTTAATCGGCGCAAGGATGAGCGGGCTGTGTTTTTATCTTGAGTAAACCCTGCACCATGACATGGCAAAAACAGCAAACAGACCAAACGAGTCGCAGGCGCAAGAGTTTGATCGCTACATCAAGCACTGGCAGCAGGTTCTCAATCTTGGTGACTGGCGCTTAGAACGCAGTCGCAAGCCTGCGACAAACGGCGCAATGGCCGATGTGTCGTGCGAGGCAGCCTCGCATCTTGCTGTGTATCGCTTAGGGGATTTTGGCGGTGAGGAAATCACTTCTAATCTGCTAAATAAAACGGCGCTCCACGAGTGCCTTCATGTTTTCCTGTTCGACTTGCTGATTGTCGTGCGGGATCAACTTTCCACCGACAGTCAGCTAGAGGTCGCAGAACACCGCGTCATCAACGTGCTTGAGCGAGTTCTGTCAGGAGAACAAAATGCCAGCTCCCAGAGTCAGTGACCAAGAATTCATTGAACTGTTCCGAACGCACAAGTCTGCAACTGATGTCGGTGTCATCCTTGAGATGAATCCTGACAAAGTGACCAAGCGCCGTCGCAGGATTGAGCTGCGTTACGGCATCAAACTTGAGGCCGATTCACGCAACGCCATTGCCCACAAGCACCGCCATACGGCGCACCTGAGCAAGAGTCGGCTGAAACTTGGCATTGAGAATGGTGTCGTGTTGGTTTTCTCGGATGCACACTTCTGGCCTGGCATCCGCACGACTGCTTTCAAGGGTCTACTGTGGGCCATCAAAGAACTCAAGCCAAAGGCCATCGTCAACAACGGCGACGCCTTTGATGGCGCTTCCATCTCACGCTATCCGCGCATTGGCTGGGACAGCAAGCCTAGCGTCATTGAGGAGCTGAAGGCTTGCGAGATGGCGCTCGGTGAGATTGAGGACATCGCTGATCAGGCAAAGCTAGTCTGGTGCCTTGGCAATCATGATGCTCGTTTTGAAAGTCGCTTGGCTGCGAACGCCCCAGAGTTCCAAGGGGTTAAAGGTTTTAGCCTGAAGGATCACTTCCCAAAATGGACGCCGTGCTGGTCTGCCTGGATTACTGAGGACGTTGTGGTCAAGCACCGACTGAAGGGCGGCATCCATGCAGCGCATAACAATGCCGTCAGCGGTGGCAAGTCCATCATCACAGGCCACTTGCACAGCCTAAAGGTCACACCTTGGAGTGACTACAACGGCACTCGCTATGGTGTTGATACCGGCACACTGGCTGACACCGTCGGGCCGCAGTTCGAGGATTACCTGGAGTCCAACCCGGTCAACTGGCGCAGCGGCTTTGCAGTGCTGACGCTTCACAACGGCCATTTGCTGTGGCCAGAAGTTGTGCACACCCTTAGGGAGGGTGTGATTGAGTTCCGTGGCAAGGTCATTGAGGTGGGCGACTTGTGAGCTGGACGTTCGCCCTGATCCTGGTGCCGACACTGTGCTATGCCAGCGCCTCGGTGATCTACTTTATTCGTGGTGACTCATCACTTGGGATCACATACTCTGGCTATGCCTGGGCCAATGTCGGCCTGCTCTGGCTAGATTTCAAACGCTGATGGACAGCACCTGGAATGCAGATGCCGCCCATCATGCTGTGTCAAGAAGCTCCTAATGCGCGCAGCCTCTGCTGGTAGTTGGCCATATGCCGTGCCTTGCGGGCAACATCAACCCTCTTGAGGTTCTTCTCGTTGACTTCTCGGAACTCACGCAGCTTGGTCATCCGATCCCGAGGCGCAGCCTTGCCAGCCTTGGCCGTCTTGTCAGCCAGTTCCTCGTAAGCATCTGACCAGTCATCAATGGTGTTGTAAACGCTGTGCGGCTCATCTTTGCCTGGCACCATCAGGGCAAAGCCAATGACCTGCGCTGGCTCCACTTCTTCTGCTGCCTCTAGCGCCTCAGGGGTGTGCACCAGCTCAACCTCCTGCACCACCTCTGGCATCGGCTCAACAGTGTCGGCCAGGGCAACTTCGATCACAACCGGGTTGCTGGTAGGTTCTGGCGGGGCCAGTGCATCCAGAGGGTTTATAGCGACCTTTGCGATCTTAGGAGAGTTACTATGGTTTATCTCGCTGGGATAATCCTGCGCCTCCTCCGCACTGATCAGCCCCTTGAGGACATCGGGAAAGGCATCGCGCAGAGCAAAGCCTCTGGCCCGCATCTGCATCATGCGCTTGGGGTATGCAGACCACGGGCCTTGCTTGCCCCATAGCCCTGCCCGCTTGGCATCCTCAACAGAGAACTTGGCCACAACTTCTTTGCGACCCTTGCGCTTGGCGATGCAGACGGCCACCGGATTGGGTGTGCCTTCTGCCTCAAAGTATTCCTGGACATCCTCACAGACGGGGCTGGCCTGCACCAGCGCCATCATGGCATCGCCATACACAGAGGGCTTGCCGTTGATGACGGCAATGTTCTGCAGCGCCTGCATGGGTGCCAGCCCCAGCTCCATGCCCCACTGCACGCAGACCATGATGTCCTGGGGTTTACCCTGGTAAGCACGGGGCACCATGCTGGAGTCTGCCAGCATCTTGCTGAACTCCATTGCCTCGGTGATGGTGGCAGGGGCAAAGCCCTGGCGGGTGGTGATCAGTTGCATTTGTTTTCTCCAGGTAGGTAATGTTTTAGGGTCACGAAGACCAACGCCACAATGGCTGTAACGATCTCATCAGCATCTTCTTTGGTGCACTTTGGGATGTTGAAGCGCACGGCATCTACTGCACGAGTGTGTGCTGCTGTGATCTCATCCGTATCGACAAGGGTGATGTTCATGCCCTGCCTTCTTTGATGGTGAGATTTGACTGCCGGATAACGTATGCCGATTTGGCAGGCACGATCTTCTCAGGCTGTGCTTTGTAAGAGCGAGTCGGCCATGAAATGCTGAAGCGACCAGCCACTGCCTTGGTGGACTCGCCCATCACTTCCTTGAGCTGCTTCTCTGCATCGCTAATGATGGCCTCAGATTCCTTGATGGCAGCACGCTCGTGGATGATGCGGTCTGCCAACATGGCTGCCTCATCGGTCAATATGATGGTTTCCTCTTTGGCTGGATACTCTCCCCGGTGAGTTGGCCATTGCTCACCATCTGCTGGCGGGTAGTAGTTCACCTCGCCTGTCTCTTTCCAGTTGTCCAGCCTGCTCTGGAAGTCTTTCGCCACTGCGGCAATGCGCTCGACGGTGGCCTGGTGCGGAGCGAATACGAAGATCCGCAGGGTGTTGCCACGGTACAACGTGCAGACGGCACCCCACTTGGCTTGGATGATGTCCATCTGTGCCTGCAACTGGATCGGGCCGCGCCATAGCGGAGGGCTGTCCTCTGCATCCATGCTGGTGCACTTGGCCTCCAGCACCCCGATGCCCTCCAGTGTGATGCTGTCCTGGCCGATGACGTAGATGCCAGCTTCAGGATCGCTGGTAATGACCTGGCCACAGCCATCACCAGTTCCGTCCAGGCTGCAGCACAGTGGCAGGCTATCGTGGAAGCGGGCGGTGGGGTGTTCTGTCACCAGGTCAACAAGCTGCAGGCGAGTGGCTGCTTTACGCAGAACCAGCGGCTCCATCTCGTTGCCCCAATCCATTGCCTCGTTGCCAATGTCTGGGCGCTCCTGATTATTCAATGCTCGGATGCTGTACTCCAGCTCCTCATTGGGTGTCTGATATCGGCTCAGTCCCATGACTGCAGGAAGCCGTGACGCAGACAGCATCTCATCGGGTGTGACTTTGTTGACCATTGGTTACTCCTTATCGGCCAGTTGATAAACCCGGACGACACGGGCGTGCGCCTGGGGATGGTTTGCCTCGGTGAATCCGCAGGCATGAAATTTTTTACCCTTGAAGACGGCACCCAGGACAGACGGGTTCATCTCAGCGGGGATGCTGACCTTGGCCCGGATGTCATTGATGCTGACGGTGCCCTGGGTCTTGGCAATCTCCACGGCCAGCGTGCGGCAGCGGGCCAAGAAGTCGGCATCACGCTGCTCAAACAGAGCAAGCTGGCTGTCACGGATGGCGCGGCCAATGTGTGCTTGTTCCATGATTTACCTCACATGAAGAAGAACACAGCCACGAAGCTGATCACAGCCAGGGCGTAGATCGTGCGGTCTGCCCACTTGTCTACCGTGGCAGAGCGCCTGAGCTGGGGCTTGACCAGCGCGGCCTGCAGCCGCTCCATATCCCGGCTGTAATCATTACGGACTGGAGGTTGGTACATCACGCCAATCAGGACTTTTCCTGTGTTGTAAGGCGGGACTTTGGTGGTGATTTTTTCGTTCATGTTCTGGTCTCCTTGGTTTAGTTGATGCGCTTGAGGATGTTGGCAACCTGGCTGGCGTGCCATTCAGTATTGCCTCGGGGTGTCTTGATGCCTCGCTCGGTCAGGGCAGTGGCGATGGCCTTCATGCTGGCAAAACCCTGAGCCTGTATGCTCACGATGATTGGCTCAACGCTGGCAGCGTAGGCATCAGCACGGGCCTTGATGCGCTCGTTACCGATGACGCTACCCTTGCCAGGGTCAGGGCAGCCAAGGCGCACGCCACGGGCTTTGGCGGCCTGCAGTGCAGCCTTGGTGCGTTCGCTGATCTTGCGTGCCTCCCATTCAGCAAACACAGCAGACATCTGCAGGAACGTGCGGTCAGCCTCTGGCATATCGGCACACACAAAAGGCACGCCAGACTCCAGCAAGCCGCTGATGAAGTGAACGTTACGGGCCAGACGGTCGAGCTTGGCAATCACCAAGGTGCACTTTGTACGCTTGGCCAGGCTCAGGGCGTGAGCCAGTTGCTCCCGGTCATTCTTGCGGCCAGACTCGACCTCGGTGAACTCGGCCACCAGCTCGGCGGCTCCGATGTGCTGGGCTACAGCAGTACGCTGGGCTTCCAAGCCAAGGCCGCTCTGGCCCTGGCGATCTGTGGAGACACGGTAGTAGGCTACAAAGCGGGCCATGATCACAGCCCCATCGCAGTCAAAAGCGTACTTTGCAGACGGTCAATGGTGCTTGACCGTCCAAGCCAGATGCTGCCCTGGCTGACCCTAACGCCAGTTGCTGTGCTGTGTGTGTAAGCAACGACAACGCAGCCGTTGCCAGGGAAAACCTGATAGTTTGGCTGCGCCTTAATGGCGTCAATAAGTTGCTTCTCTTGCTGTGTCATTTCTGAACTCCTGTATCTCGGTGGTTCACGATGTCACCGCGACATCGTTGGACGTATCATAACCCATGTCAGCACAGGTCGCGCAAGCAGCTTTCAAAAGAATTTTCTAGGGACAAACCCTAAGAGATTGGCTTTTTTTGCAGGGCACAGGCTCGGATGTGTATGATCCCGCCATCGCAGTGAATACAGGAAAGACATGGAAAAGACACCAAACAAGCCGCTGGTTGTCAGGCTCAGGCCAGAGACCCGCGCCCTGCTGGATCGTGCTGCTGATGACCAGCGCCGCAGCCTGGCCAGCATCGTGGATGAGGCAGTGCGAGACCAGCTCCGAGGCAAGTACGCAGACGTTGACACCCGTGTTCAGCGTTTTCTGATGGGGGTCAAGCAGTGAGTCCTCCCCGAACCATTCACACCGTGGAGAGCCTCCAGGCCCGCACCATTGAGGAAGGCGATTGCTGGCTGTGGCAGGGCTACGTCCAGAACGGCACGCCCCAGGTGATGTACTACCGCAAGGACAAGAAGGGGATGTACAGCGTGCGCCGTCTGCTGCGTGAGCTGCAGATTGGCAGGGCCATGCCTGATGGCCAGTACGGGAACACCTGCAAGAACCCGCTCTGTGTCAGCCCTGATCACACACTCTGGAAGAACACCAAGACCCATATGCGGGACATGGCCAAAAGGCGAACGCACGGCCCTGTGGAAAGCCTGAAGAAGCGCCAGGCCAGGATTGACCGTGGCTTGACCAAGCTGGACATGGAGAAGGCCCAGGCCATTCGTGCCAGCACCGAACCAAGCAGGGTGCTGGCAGCGCAGTATGGAGTCCATGAGAGCATGATCAAGCGCATCCGCACGGGTCGGGTGTGGAAGGTTCTTACTTCACCTTTTGCGGGGCTGTTCAAGTGACACACCAAGAAGCCACAAAGCTGCTGGACATGGCCAAGGACGGCCAGCCTGTGCCTGAGGAGGTGCTGGCAGAGGCTCTGTTCATGGTGGGTGACGGTGCCTGCTGGAGAGACATACCCTGCCCGGAGATGGCAGAGTTCCTGGCTGAAATGAGAAAGGCTGGTCACCTGTGAGCATGGCAATCTACTTTGTGATCCCAGGCCAGCCCCAGGGCAAGGGCAGGCCCCGTGCCAGCAGCCGAGGCGGCTTTGTGCGGATGTACACACCGGCCACTACGCTGGCCTATGAGACCCAGATTGCCCGCCTGGCAGGCCATGCCATGAGTGATATGCCCGTGCTTGATACGCCCATGAGCCTGCGGGTTGTTGCCCATCACGCCATTCCCGTGAGCTGGAGCAAGAAGAAGAAGCAGCTTGCCCTGGCCGGTGATGTGATCCCAGGCAAGCCAGATCTGGACAACGTGGCCAAGGCCGTGCTGGACGCCATGAATGGGGTGGTCTACACGGACGACAAGCAAGTAATCAGGCTGGTGGCAGAGAAGAAATACAGCTTTGACCCCAGGGTCGAGGTGTATGTGCACGAGGTACTGAAGTGACGCAGCAAGAACGCACCCAAAAATTCAAGCTGTGCCGCAAGTGCGAGAAGAGCAGACCACCAGAAGGTGGCGTAGAAACAGGCGCAGGCCGCTGGTGGTGCGCGGCCTGTTGGAAGGCAAGAGTAACCAGGAGAAAAGAAGCATGACCATCAAGATCGAATCGCACATTCCATTTCCAGCTAAGTTCCCATTCGCAGAAATGAAGGTGGGCGACAGCTTTCTGGTGCCAGTAGGCACACATAAGAACACTGTGGCGGTATACGCCACACGCTATGCCAGAAAGACGGGCACAAAGTTCACCGTTCGCAAGACCCCCGAGGGTTACCGCTGCTGGAGGATCGAGTGAACTGCTGCGA